TCTCAACTGGTTTAGTCTCTTATTATGCAATTGGTAAAATTAAAAATCTCACTATGTATCTTTCGCTCGCACGCGCTGCTAGGACTGCAACAAAAATGTGGTCTGACTGGAAAGTTAAAATTGGTATCGCGATAATGGTCTTGACTATTGTCATCTTGGCTCTGAAATATTTCTATCCGGAAGCTAAGGATTATCAAGTTGGATTTTCTGGTAGTGGACGTAATGCAAAAGGTGTTTCTTCCAAATCTTATTCTCGACTTAATCAAAATATTTCTACAATCCCTGTTAGTTCTCGTTATCAACGTCTGGTAGGTACAGATGCTACTCACAATCGTGTTCTCAAAAATACTGTCATTTTTAATATAGATGGCCAACGTGCTGGTTCTGGCATTGGTCTTGTAGGTAAATACATTCTCTTTCCTCGACATTTTATGGACTACTTTGACACTGCTGACGAAATTTGTTTAACCACTTTTAAAGGTAATTTTAAGATTGATCTCATGAAGGAATGTAAATTCATTATTGAATCGGAAAACGTCTCGGAAATCGCTCTGATGTATGTAGAAAATGCTAACGTAAATTTTGCAAACATCTTGAATCAATTTAGATCTTATGATGAACTGGATGCTACGGATCGGCTCATGGCTACCATGCGAAAAGTCGAATTGGATACATGTGGACACATCTTGTTTAACTCACAGACAGGATGGGTCTCTAAGGATACGGCTCAATATGACGACAAACTCAATCATTGTTGGGCAGGACATTTCTCTACCACTCATGGAGATTGTGGCTCGCCACTTCTTGTCCCTGATCAATCTTGCCCTCTTATTGGATTTCACATTGGATCTGGAAACGGAAAATCGCACGCATGTATTTTAATTAAAGAGCGAATGGAAGCTATGGTTGAAGGCATGCGAAAGGCTTACGGAAATGATTTGGATGGCGCGGTGATTAACCATTTTAACGACATACCCATTGTTGCGGATGCTCCTCCCGAGTTTCCAATCCCTGCTATTGGCGTTACTCACGGTAGTTACCAAGTACATGTACCGAACCAAACCAAGTTAAGAAAATCTCCGCTCTACAATTTGTGGAACGATGTGTGCAAGGCGCCTGCTAGGTTATCTTCTTTTGTCAACGAAGTTGGCGATCGAGTTTGGCCTATGTATCAAGCTTTAGCGGCTCTGCACATTACGAGACAGAAAACTCTCGATCCTGCAACAGCGCGTAAAGCGTTGTGTAGTATGGAGGCGGTTTACGTTCCTACGTGTGAACACAATCGGAAAAACGGAAAATTGGACTGGCATGAAACTTTTAACGGACCTGCGGAACACCCCTCAAAATTGGACCTTTCAACATCAGCTGGATACCCGTATGTTCTGGAGAAAAAGAAGAAAACCGACTTTTTCGAAACGACTGAATCTGGTGACATTGTCGCTAGAGAAGGAACGATTCCACACCTTGATAACTATGAAAGACAGATTGAATCTGGTGAAGTCAAAAACATTGTAATGATGGACTGCCTTAAAGATGAGACTCTGCCTTTTGAAAAGGTCGCGATTGGGAAATCGCGTGTTTTCAATGTGTGTCCTTGGGACTACAACGTTCTGGTGCGTAAATACTTTCTTTTATTCTGTACGTCTATCGCGGATAAGAGAGAGGAATGTATGGTTGGAGTGAATCCACACTCTGAAGACTGGGCTGCTGTATACCGGAAAATTCACAGATACCCCATCAGATACACGGGTGATTATTCTCGCTACGACAAGACTCTTCCATATGAAGCTACAATGTATGTGCAACATGTGATTGAAAAGTTTTATCAACAGTTTGATGATTACTCTACGTTTGATAAGGAAATGCGGACCAAATTGTTTCAGCTGAGCTGGTGTAACTACCGGATTGCTGGAAATGTGCTTTACTGGATTGGACACGGAAACCCAAGCGGATGTGCATTGACG